TCTGTAACTGGTAGTTCATCCCGCCGCAATCCTCCCTGTTTCTGGCTTGCTGATCTGCGTAAATTGGCGCGCCATGGATATCCGATTTCGAGTCGACAGCAAGGAAGCGCAGCAGGCATTCGAAACCGCTCCGGATGTGATGGAGCGCAACTTGGAGCGGTTCCTGTCACGTGGCGCGCAGGAAGTCGCCCGGGCTGCCAAATCCTTCGCACCCAAAGCATTCAGTACCCTGACGAATTCTATTCTTGCTTCCCGCATAGCTCCCCTGCACTGGCGGGTATCACCTGGTGTCAACTACGCGCCCTACGTTGAAGGAGGCACCAGTCCGCATTTTGTTCCGTCCGCAAATCTGCAACCCTGGGTGGAGCGTGTGCTGGGGTTAAGCGGTGCGGAAGCACGACATAGAGCCTTTCTCATCGCCCGTGCGATCAGCCGTCGCGGTACCCGGGCGCAGCCATTCATGCGCCCCGCCGCGGAGCAGATGAGAAGCCGGGTATTCGCACTTCTGAATGAGGGCGTCGACGCTGGCCTGCGTGAGGTATTCGGCAAGTGAGCGCACTCTCCATCCGCATGAATGCCATCAAATCCACGCTGGCCGGGATGTATCCGTCCCGTATTGTCACCCGCGACCTGAAGGATTTTGCCGCACGTCCTCTGCTGGAGCTCAAGCGCGGTATCTATACGGTTCTATCAGCCAGCGAGGGAAATTACAGCCACTACCTTGGGGGCATGACGCGGGATGGAGAGCATCGGGTATTGGTAGTGGCGCAGCTCGCCGTTGCGGAAACAGCGCTCCCTTCCGAGACTGAAGACGCGGAGGGCGTCATGATCGACGAAATAAAGGCGTTTACCCGAAATTTGCCTCCGGAACTAGGTTCTCTCACGCTGACAAGCTGGCGCCAGAGCCAGCAGCTTGATCACCCCTATGGCTGGGTGGCGTTTGATATGACGCTGAAGGAAGGCTGATCGTGGACGCCATTATCTCCGTTGCGTTGCGTGTGCTTATACCGGTCCTGATTATTGCGGGCCTTTGCGGATGGAGTTACCGGGAGGGCGTATCCAGGGAATCAGACCGGCGCGATGCTCAAGAACTCAAGGATAAAAAGCAGGCGGACAAAGATTATGAGGCTGCGGCTCAGGCTGCGACCACACATGCCGTTGCGGCAATCGACTGGAAACGTAAGGCAGAAAACTATTACCGCAAATGGCGGGAGGAGTTCGACGATGTCAATGATGGCCAACTGTCAGAATGCGTCACAGTCAAGGAAAAGGAGAAGCCAGCTGCTGTTGCTGGCTGCCTGCTCAGTGATGATTGGGTCAGGCTGTACAACGCTTCCTGGTTCCCGGACGGCACCCCTGACGCTTCCGCCAGAACTGATGCAAATGCCGTCGGATCCGGTTCCGCTACACCCCGGGAAGCGCTCGCCAACCTCCAAGCCAATGCCCAGTCCTGTGCTCAGGATAGGAAGCGGCAGCGAGAACTGATCAACCTATTGCAGGAGCGGGAGTCCACCCGTGTCAGATCGACAGGAGAGTAATCATGGAGAACGAAATACCCAGCCAGGATGAGCCGCAAAATGGTGGCTCATATGTTCGTAACCCAGACGGAACGCTCACGCGGCGCGAATGGACGAAGGACGAGACCGAAGAACAGGTGGAGGAAGGAACGGAAGAACAGCCGCAGCAATGATCGCGGCGCAACCATAGGAGACTCGCATGGCACGCTATACACGCAATTCGGCCGTCCTGGCAAAGATAGAAACGACCTACGCTACGGATGCGGCGCCCACAGGCTCCGCCAATGCGGTATTGATTTCCAATCTTTCTGTGAACCCGCTGAATTCAAACAATATCGATCGGGATCTTATCCGTCCCTTTTTCGGTTCTTCCGAGCAGCTGATCGGTACGGTTTACAAGGAAATCAGTTTCGATGTGGAGCTTGCAGGCAGCGGCACCGCCGGCACGGCGCCAGCATGGGGAGTGCTGCTGCGTGCCTGTGCTTTCGCTGAAACGCTCAACGCCGGGGTAAGTGCGGATTACACGCCCATTACCGATTCACAGGAATCACTGACGATTTATTATTACCGCTCAGGCGTCCTACACAAGCTCCTCGGCGCGCGCGGCGATTGCACGCTCAAAGCCGGTATCGGCACCCGCCCGGTGTTTTCTTTCAAGTTCATGGGCCTGGACGGAAACATGACTGCGGCGGCCAATCCCAGCCTCACGCTCTCGGCATGGAAAACGCCTTTGTCCGTCAGCGACGCAAATACCGGTGACCTGACATTCGGTTGCACCTATGCAGCGGGCGCATTGTCCGGCGGAACTAGCTACCCCTCACGTGGCCTTGAGCTGCCATTTGCCAATGATGTGGTTCATACGCCCTTGCTCGGCGGGGAGAGCATCGATGTCACCAACAGGCAGATCGGCGGCACATTGGAGCTCGATCTGACCGCCGCACAGGAAGTGGCATTCATGACGAGCGTGAAGGCAAACAGCACCCAGAGCCTGGGCCTGGTACATGGCACAGTGGCAGGCAACAAGGTGCTGCTTTACATGCCAGCGGTACAGTTCATCACCCCCGCAGAGTCGGATCTGAACGGTCGCGCGCTATCCAAATATAACCTGCGGGTGGTCCCTGGAGCGAGCGGCAATGATGAACTCAGGATCGTGGCCATATGAAGCCGATGAAAGAACCCAAGCTGAAAATCGCGCCGGCGCCGACCTTCATGGGGGATCAGGAGATTCGCGCGCACGGCGATGCGCCTTCGCTCATGCTGAAACTGGAATACAGGCATATGGGAAAGTCAGCAGCTCGCGCGTGGCTTGAAGGACTTAAGGATAGCCAGCGCCCGGCCGCTGAAACGTTGCTCGATATCGTCGCCAGCGTACAGGACGAGGCTGACGTCAAAGTCGAAGCATCGGCACAAATTTTCACCGACCTCATGGAGAACTATCCCGCTCCCTTTGCCGACATCGTGACGGCCTGGAGCGATCATCTCATGAAGGCCCGGGAAAAAAACTGATTGAGGCCGCCCGCTGGCTGGTCCGTGGACCGGACAGCCAGGTGCCATGCGATAGTGAAGAGCTTGCCGCGCTCGGGCTGCGATGGGAAGGCGAAGTGCATGATGGGGATTTCGCGGTCTGGCCGGAAAACTGGGCCGTTGTCATGGTCTTCAAGCACATGATGACGCAATGGATCATGGCTTTCAGCGGCCCGGTCGGCCTGAATTACGGCTCACTGTCGAGCGTGTATTCCGTGCTCGGCGTGAAGCGCAAAGAGAGGCGAGACATATTCCCCGATTTTCGTTTGATGGAGCGCGCCGCGCTGGAGTGCATGTATGAAGGCAAATGATATGGATTTTGGGCAAGCACTTGAAGCACTGAAACTGGGAAAGAAAGTCTCCCGTGATGGTTGGAATGGAAAGGGAATGTTTCTCTTCCTGGTTCCTGGAAGTATCTTCAAAGTGAATCGTCCACCATTGCTCGGTATCTACCCAGAAGGCACGGATATCAAGTATCACGCGCACGTGGATATGAAGACGGCGACCGGAGAGATCGTTCCGTGGCTTTGCAGTCAGACCGACATGCTGGCGAACGACTGGGGCATAGTCTCTTGACCGACAAAGACGTCAACATCGATATCACGGCCGATCCCTCCGGTTACCGCCGGGGTGCGGATGAAGCCAAGAAAATTACGCGTGACCTGACCCAGGAGATTTCGTCATCAAATGCGGTACTGTCCCGTCTCGGCGGGATAGCTGCCACAGCTGGTGCGGCCACTGCCGCAGCCATGGGGGTGGTCGCACTTGGCGCATTGGGAGCTGCGAGGAACGTTATCACGACTGCTGATGCCATGGAGACTCTCTCCAAAAAAACCGGATTATCGGCAGAGCAGCTTGGCGCCTGGGAGCTTGCCACTACGCAATCCGATACCAAGTTGGATGGCCTGGCAAAGGGACTCAAGAATGTCTCCAAGTACATGGTTGAGCATAACGACAACCTGGAGAAGCTGGGCATAACGGGCAAAACCTCCGAGGACGTGTTGATCCAGCTCGCCGGCGTGCTATCCCGCATGTCAGATGACGATCCGCGCAAGATGGCTTTGGCCAATGAAGTTCTGAAGGGGTCTTATCAGGATTTGATGCCATTGCTCGCGGAGGGCGAGGAAGGGTTACGGAAACTCCTCGAGCGCGGCCGGGAGCTGAATCCGATTACTTCCGATCTGGCGAAGCAATCAAACCTGTTCAATAGCCAACTGGCAGAACTAAGACTTTCCGCCAGCGGACTTGGAGCATCCCTTGCAACCACTCTTTTACCGCATCTCAATGACATATTGGCATCGATGCGCGCCGCAGCGCGGGAAAGTGGACTGCTGAGTGCCGTATGGGCAGGAATGAAGGGCTTGGCAGCACATGCATTTGGGATTGATGACATTTCCAAGGCACGGGATCGCCTGGAAGAGGTCAAGCGCGAGCTGACCGAAATCAATGTATTCCTGTCCGGGGATATGGCGACGGCAGCGCATACGCAGGCGCTAATTCCGCGCCTCAAAGCGCTGGGTATCGAGAAAGCGGGCCTGGAGTCGAGGCTGAATCCTGCACCTTCCGCTAATATCCCGAAGGCTCCCCCGAGTGATGCCGTACTTGAGAGCATCCTCAAGCCTGGCAGAAAAACTTCCACCAAAAAAACTTCATCGAGCAGTGTAGGAGATTCGGTTTACCTGGATGAAATCCGGGACATTGCCCAGTTGATAAAAGAAGTAAGTGAGCTTACAGAAGGCGAGAAATCCCATCTGCAGGTACTCCAGGACAAGGTCGATGCTTATTCCCATCTTGATCCCGCAGTAAAAACTTATCTGCAAACCACGATCGATCAGGCTAACCAGGTGGAGCGGGCCAAGGCATTCGAGGATTCGTCAAGAAAACTCCTCGAGGAAAACCAGAGCCTCAACGTGGGACTGATCCAGTCCGATAAAGAGCGGGTGCTGGCGCAGCTGGCGCTGGAACACCAGCGCTCACTGGACCGGATCAGTGGCATGAAGCTGGAAAGCGACCAGGTGCAGGCCCTGATCGACCAGGAAACGCAGAATTACGAGCTGCGCATGAAGAAAGCGCAGCAATCGGTGCAACAGGGGACCGAGAAAACTTCCGACCTGGTCAAGAGCCTGGGGCTGCAATTCACCAGCGCATTCGAGAATGCCATCTCCAGTGGCCAGAAATTCACTGACGTGCTGCTGGGACTCGAGCGCGACGTGGAGAGGATGCTGGCGCGGCAGCTGGTCACAAAGCCGATTCTCGGCATGCTTGAGAAAGTAACGGATGGTTTCCTCGGAAGCTTTCTGAATGGCCTGTTTGGCGGGGGTGCTGGCGGCAAGACGGGCGTATCCGGTGGCGGCCTCACTGGTTTCGCCGCGAAAGGTGCGTGGTTCGATGGTGCCATGAGCTATTTTGCCGACGGCGGCATCATCGATCGAATCACCCCTTTCCTCTTCGGCAATGGCGGGCGCCTCGGCGTGGCGGGCGAAGCTGGTCCGGAAGGCATATTCCCCCTCAAGCGCGGCGCCAACGGTCAGCTCGGCGTGCAGGGAACCGGCGCCAGCGTCAGTGTGCAGCTGAATCTGATCGAATCCCCCGGCAATGGCGGTCAGGCCCAGCAGCGCCAGGACGAAAATGGAAATCTGACCTTGGACGTCATGGTCGAGCAGATAGAGGGCAAGATGGGGCGCAACATCATGCGCGGCAATGGACTGGCCCCCATCCTGGAAGGCAAGTATGGCCTCAATCCCGCGGCAGGGGTGATGCGCTGATGGCCACGTGGCCCGCCCCCCTGCCGCCGCCAACGCTTTCCGGATACGGCGGCTCACCCGTCCAGGCGTTCGTGCGCACGGACATGGATGCGGGCACTGCGCGCCAGCGGCGCCGCTTTACCGATGTGCCGGAAGAGTTGACCATTACCTGGAAATTTACGGCGACGGAAATGGGAATTTTCCGCTTGTTCTGGATCCAGGATCTGAACTATGGCACGGACTGGCTGACCCTTACACTGGACCTGGGCAGCGGCATGGCCGCGTACGACGTGCGTTTCACCAAGCCGTACAAATACCAGGCGCTGCCCGGCATGA